GTTGCTGGTAACCCTGATACTGAGTGGATGAATGTTATTAGATTCGTCAATTCGTTCGAAGCTATCGGTCACGCTGCTGCAATGGAGCAGAAAGGTGTGATGAGAATCCGTCCACTATTCGTTATGGCTACCACCAACTTAATGAAATTACAATGTAATAGCATTATTAGTATGGAGGCTGTGATTAGAAGATTTCCAATCAGTATTGTAGTTGTCCCTAAACCTGAATATAAAAAGGAAGGTTCTACTGGTATATATGACCAAAGTTTCGATTACACTAAGTTGCCACAGAAAGAGGTTGATGGTAGAATGATATCTGATATCACTTATGATGCTTTCTTATTCTACAATTGCGATAACAACGGAGTAGTTATTGGTGATTCTTACGATTTCCATACTCTTGTTAAGAATATCCTTGACAAACACTTTGATAGAAATGCTTGGCATAAGCAACACACTACTAATTTTAAGAGAGTTACTCAAGAGTTTCACGATAAGTATCATCCTCAAGAAGGTGATATTGAGCCACAGTCTGGTTTTCCATACTTTGTTCCTTATCCAGAGTCATCGAATGAATCTGAGATTGTTAATATATCTAATCTAAGAGAAGTTAATAACAATTTTGGAGCCACTTTTGATGTTGAGGAGAAGTATATTATGGAATTATTACGGCAAAGAAAGAGTTTAGTTTCTAAACATGGATTAGATAATATGGAGATCATTGATCCCAATAACCATGGACCAATAACCAACCTCACGGATAACTATAACCTAAGTGAGGAGCTGAGGCAAGAATATCTAGATTTCTATGATAATGGAGTTTTATTTCCAAAGATTCTGCAATGGTATAAGCCATTCTTTGCAGAAAACGTGTGTATCTCTCATCTTCCCTTTTATGATATTGGATTCATCCTTTATAGTTTCAGAAAGAAGCAATTCTTGATGTCGCTTGCCCTAGGACGACCGGTTAATGAATTCGAACCTCTAGGTGAAGAAATTTACAAGAGGTGTGATAGTGTTATAACTACCACTTTCACTAAGATGAAGGATATTTTCATGGATTGGAAGAAAAATTGCATGCAATTTATAAGGTATATTGAATCAACTTACTTTAATGCAGAGAACTACAAGAGAAACATGTTAGTAGTAACTATGATTTCTGGAGTAGCCACACTGTTGATGTCATCCTTCGTTTTTGGAAAAGAAAAGATTTGTCA